GTCCTGTTCCGTACTCTCCTGTGTATCTTCATTTATTTCGTTTAACTTCCCCTGTAGTTCGGATATACGGGCGTTTACCGTCTTTGCATGTTCGATAACTTCCATATCATTCATCAGTACATCGAAGACTATGCCGTTTACTTCCAGTTTTTTGTTTACGGGTGTTGTGTTAAATTTAAGTTTTTTCATTATGGCGTGGGTACCCCCGTATCAATCAGAAACAGCCCTTTAAGCAGTTCAACGGTCTCCATTCCAACCTGTACCGTTACAAGTTCCTCATTATCGGGCGTTCTTGTAACAACACCGGGGTAAAACGTTTTTGTATCAATGTTAAAACAGCCCGGGATAAAGTCACCCACGGCATTCAGGTTGCCGGAGGATTCTATTATCTGTGTTCCTTCACCGGTCGTGTCCGTTACCTCAACCGCAACACGGAATTTACGCGCAGGATGCACGTTGTGGATTCCCGTTGGCATAAAGGCTTCACACCTCACGTAATCCGCTTCGGCTTCCCCTGCCTGCCGTTGGTTGCGCCCTATTTCATAAATTTTCATTATAGCCTCTTCCGATGCTATAATATCCGCATTGTACGGAAACTGTGCCTCATACCCGCGTATAATGCTTGTTGAGGAACGGTCTGAAATGTACGGGCGGGATTCCGCCTGTGCATTCGGGCTTTCGTCAAGTGAGGTAAACCCAGTACCCATCAAAACGTATCTTGGTACGTCAAACGAACCCACGTTGAGAAAGTCGGTAATCATGTTACGGATAATTGTACTTGTTCCCTGCTCCATCAGCGCATTCCTCCGTATATGTTATAGTAGCATAAAAATCATATTTAGCCAAGTTGTTATCGTACATTTGGGTTAATGCGGGCGCGGTGTCCGAGCGGAGCCTGTAGCTGTGACAGCAGTTCCCAAAATCCGGGAAATTACCCTGCCGCGCCTGTTCATTCACCCAGTGTTGCCAAACACGCGCCAAAAGCATGTTGTGGATATTGTTGTTGTCGTCCACATCGGAAAGCGGAAGCATTATCTGCAAGGCAAACGTATACTGCCACACTGCAACACTGTTGATATAACGTCTCTGGACTTCGTCTTTCACAGGGGCTATGGCACATGCACCCTCCACACCGCGCAGATAGTCAAAAAGAATGGAGTCCCCGTGCCTTGGCGGACGGCTTACCCATTCCCAGAGTGCCTGTTCCCTGTGTTTATGCCCCGTGGGGTTTGAAGGTTCAACCGACCCGCCTTCACCCGGGGTTATTGCGGATTCCAGATTTCCGGTAACTTCATGGGTGTAGGCAAATTCAACAAGCGGCCGGGACACAACATATGCCGTAAGTACACCGTTAACCTCATGCATCATAATCAAATCAACAGTAGGGTGTATTTTGATGTTATCAAAAAATGCACCCTCCGCCATATGTTCAAATGTTAACGGGGCAAACAGCGTAACCCCGATATCCGCATCCACGAAACCCTCAACGGTGTGTATAAAATCCGTCAGTTCAACGTCTTCCGGAACCGTTGCAGAAAGGTTGTACCGTTGCAGATTGTAGCGCACCGGGCCGGGTTTTTGCACCGGCTGTCCAGAAAGTTCGGCTTTTGTAAACATCAGCACGGAACCCTCAACATCATGGGCAAAATCCCCGTGGCCTGAAACGTTGAGCCGCTGTAGATTGTATCTAAACGGTACGCCTTTTATACCCGCATAATGTCTAATTTCCCCCTGCTGAAACATAAGCAGGGTGCCTTCCGCATGATGGGTAAAAACACCGTACCCGGAAAGGTTGTAACGCTGTAGGTTATACCGTAAATGCACGGGTTTTTTACCGGCCTGTGCCGTAATGGCCGCCTGTGTAAACATAAGAACATCCCCGTGTGCATTATGGGTAAAACTGCCGTGACCGGAAAGGTTAAGCCTTTGTAAATTATACCTTTTAGGCATAGGTTAACCCCTCCCGCTTGCAATGTACGCCTTCACATCCCTTACCAATACGGAACTTCTTCCCGCACGGTGTGCCGCCACATCCCATCCGGAAGATGCAAGGGCATGTTTTGTTGTGCTGAATGCCATACGGCTTCCCCGGTACACAAACACCGCGTATGGTGCCTTGTGGTGTATATATCCGGTTGACCCCTGTGACGTCACCGTCACGGAGTCGTGGGCGAGCAGTCCTGTGTCCATTGGTACAAACGGGTCGTAAAGCCTTCGCCACGTTTCTGCGGCAAACAGGGCTGTTTTACCGTTTTTGAGAACACGCCTGTCAACAACCCCTTTTACCCCGCCCTTCCATTTAACCTCTGATACCATGTCACACGCCCTCCGCCCTAATGTGCTTCCCAAGTGCGGTTTGCAGGGAGTACCTGACCGCTTTAACCTGCATAATCTGTGACGAAAGCTTTCTGCGCAGTTCGGGTACGGTAATGTTCCCGGCGTCCCGGTCATTACCGATTTCATATTTGTGTACACCCAGTGCTATATAGTCATCCGTCCGGACTGTGAAAAAACCCTCACGCCCCGTGTCGTCAGTCCCGAGCCAGACTTCCGGGGGGAGGTAGTTTTTACAGTAGGGTATTCTGCAAATGATTGTCCCCGCTATGTTCGCCGTCATTGTGTCCCCCACACCGGAAGTATTTCTGATACTCCGGTGTGTAAACCTGCACTTGACAGGCACTTCACGCCGCACGTGTTTGGCACCGACCCTGTTCCATACCGTAATAAAGGAATTGCCGCCTAACATGGCTGAAACATCCTTCTGGAAAGCTGTTCCACACTGAAATACGCCGCCATAATATTGGTGAGGCGCAGGCTGAACAAATCAAGGCTTCCGCCCCGTGCGCTTCCTTCGTAAGTTTCCCTGTACCCCTCATTGCTGAAAGATATAATCGCGGCACCGTTTTCACCCACGGCGGCCTCCGAACGGAAGAACAAATCGGCAATCTCGCAGATACCTAAAATGTTACGGGACTTAAGCGTCCCGTTTAATTCATTCGGTATGTTTTCTACCACATCTTTACGGGTCTCATACGGTGATGAGGCGTCAGCGTTGGATGGCGGGGGATGCTCTGTTAGTCCCCATCTGCACCTGCCGAGTGTCCTTTCCTGTACATAAAAGCCTGCACGGTTTATAAAAACGGCAAACCTGTCTTCCGGTATGGCACTGAACCCCAGTGTTTCGTACATTTCCCGGGTGATTTGGATTTCACAGTCAGTCATGGTTTACCGCATTTGCGGAAGCTTTCGCAGACCTCTGGTTTGTGGCGGAAGTTTTTCTGTTAGCCTTGGCCACTTCCTGCCACCCCTGTGAAATATACCACTGGAGTTCGTTGTGGGGTATATCGTATTCCCTGTTTCCCTTTAAAACCGTTACATACATATCCATAAATACACCGCCCCTTAAGTTATATGGAATGCAAGGGCAGGCCGTTTGTGCTGTAGCACAAATACGTCCTCGTATGCACGTTCAAAATAAATCCATTTGTCATCGGAAATGGCGGCAGGCGCGTCAAGGCGTACCGATGTATATTTTACGGGCGTGGCAACCGCGCTGTTATGCCCAAGTAGCATGTTTATCTGCCTTGAGGTTACGGCAGGCCTTGCACCTTCCGTAAAATTATACGCCGTGCGCATAAGCACACTTGGAACCATTTCAAGACGGACATTGTCAATGTCCGTTACAAGTGTTGTGAGGGACGTTGCACGGTTTCTTAGGTCTATGCTTCTGCCTATGGCTTCCGTTTCCTTCAAAATCCTGTGTATTGCCGGAGTCACGTATAAAACACGCCCCTGTTGCGGCACACGTTCCTCGTCCATATCTTCCATCATTTTGTTAAAAATTGAAAGTATATTTTGGTCAGTTATCGGGGTTGTATCAGCCACCCCGCCCAGTGCAGTCCATTCCGCAAAACATTTTGACACAAGGTATGCATCCATCTCCGTGTATGTTCAACGTGGGTCGCTACACCACGCCCGTTCCCTTACGAACTGCTGTACGTCACCGCACAGACCTGACTATATCATTACCCACATTTTATGGGTATCACCCGCTTCCACCCGCTTAGGTGTACTCCCTTTCGGGATAGTCGATGAACCTTCCTGCTAAACGTTAACCCAGTGGTTTAACAGGCTTGGCTACTGATTGTCAACAACAATTGTTGAGTTCCCAGTAATTCAAGTGTTTTTCAGGCCGCATTACTGCGGCAAGCCCCAAAATATTTAGGGAACTTTTGTTCATTATTAAATACCTGTGTAATGTTTGCAATTGTGGCTGTCATGTTGGTTTCGTCCACGTCCACCGGGTCTAACATGGATTTCCAATGCCGTTCAAATTCAAGTTCGTATGTTTTCCAAGTTACGTTGTAGTTCCGCTGTGTCGCCGTGATGGTGTCACGGTTGTGGTCTACGCGCCCGCTTGTCGATACCGTGGGTATGCGTATGGCATTTCCGTTTGTCCACCGGTATGTGGTGTTTGCCGGCGCATTCCGGAGGTTCCAGAAGTGCAGTACAAACGGGAAAGCCTGTTCAAGCGCACGCTGATACTGGGTTGCGTATTCAAGTGAAGCCTGTGTAAAGTCGTTCATCGGTTAACTTCCTCCTATGGGTGCCTCCCCGCGCCCCCTGATGCCCGTGAAATTAAACTTCATTTCCTGCCCCGTGGGCGGCGTTGAGGAATTTGCGGAACCCGGCCCTGCGGCGTTCCCGCCAAGCGCGAAAGGGCTTACATCCGCCCGGGTCTGGAATATGTCCCCGCGTTCGTTGCCGTCCGCCCCTTTTATAAGTTCCGTAAAAATGTCGTTTCTGTTTTTCCCCTCGTTTGACCTGTCCGTAAGCGCATCGTTCATCCGCTGTCTAAATACGGACTCCGTTTCCGGGGTTACAAACTTCCTGCCCAGATTGTGGAAAAAGGCCGCCGTGTCCGCGTCCCTCTGCATTTCGGTGAGTTTTGCGTTATGCGCTTTTTCCATTTCGGCAAGTGTTGCCCTGTTTGCCTTTTCGGCCTCCGCAACAGCGGCTTTTACGGCCTCGTCAAGATTCGGGGCTTCATTTATTATTTTGTCAAGATGCTCTTTCTGTTTGGTTAGCTCTTCAAGCTGTCTGGTAAGCCCGCTAACCGTGTGGGCATGTTTGGCGTTTACGTTGCCGTCCGCTGTGTCCTGCTGTTTTTTGTACTTTTCCTGTTCGGCCTGTAGGGTTTTTCCGTGTTCGGCCATAATTTTGTCTATGGTCTCACCATCTAACCCTAGGTCTTTTAATACTTCCCTTCGCATAATGTTCTTCCTCCCTCTTTGTTATCACGTCTTTAAACGCTGTACTTAACGGGTTGTACAGTCCGGACTTTCTGATTGCCTTTTTGGATTTCTTTTTATATAAACGCAAAGGCGTGGTGGTTGAGGGATGCGGCGCGGCAAGTATTCCTTCATACCTGTGCTTCCTCACCGGCAGTTCCATGGCGTCTGAAAATGCGGTGTATTCCCGCATAAGCCGGCTGTGTACAGCCGTCTCCTGTTTCGCCCCACGGCTGTCCCCTGCTTTCCCGAATGCAAAAATCCTGTCATCCGCCTGCCGGAGTGACGCCTCATAGCGTCTCTGCCGCTGTTCCGCCTCATACCTGTTGAATGTTTCGCCTTTGTATTTAAATTCTTTTTTGTTTTTTGCCCTGAGTTCCCCAAGTTCATCACGGGAATACGCAGGTGTGCTGACCCCCATTACTATTGCAAACGCACGGTGGTAACAGTTTGGCTCCTCCATCTGGGGTTTAATTTCCAGTTTCCATTTGTCCATGTGAAACTGCAAACCCCCCCAGTCGTGGGTAGGCCTGTAACCGTCATGCCACGTGATTTCCATCCCGTCCGCGCCCACCTGTTCGGCAGTCATTTCAGCCTGCCGGCATGACAGGTTTGCGAGACCCCAGAGCAGGTTGCGGCGTACCGCCGTGTCAATCCTCTGTGTCCTGCCGGACGCCCACGTTACCTGACGTATTCCGCCGTCCGCCATTTTCCTTACAGCCCTCCGCATT